GTCCAGCCAGTTGAATATCGGCCAACGCCTGTTGAACAACAGCGTCTTCGTATGGGTTCATGTACTGATCGGCGCTGTCCGCAAACATCTGCGTTGTTCCGCGCAGTCCTTCTTGGCCCTCGGCCACATCTCCAGCATAGCCGCTTAGATCAAAACCACCCGTAGTTCCGCTTAGTGCAGAAATACCAGAGTCATATGCTGTACCCGCTGTATCAAAGCTAGCCTCTGCTTCCCGCATCATGGGCTCGTAGGCGCCAATGCCTGCCCGACCAAGGCGGATTGCCTCTAGCTGGTTGGGGGTAAACTGCATGACATCAGGTGCGGCCACATCTGCAAGGGGAGATTTCTCGCTAATCGATGATACGTTAGCCAACAGNTCTTTCAGNTANTTCTCTTGGTACTCCGGAAGGAACTGTCCCTGTAGAGTTGTTTGTGTCTGATCAGCCATGGCCCTATCCTATATTCCGTTGCATCGCGTACAATCGAGCGGCGCCTTTTTCTCTGTCCCCATCACCAACAGCCAGAACATCCTTTTCACGAAGAACAAACTCACCGTCAGACAACCGTGCTTCTTGTACCGGCTCTCCGTTTTGGTAGATCGTTGCGGGGATATCATCACTGGTGCCGGTCCCTGGTCCTTCGATCATGCCCCCTTGAGCGGCGTAACGCATAGGAGTAAACACCCTGCCTTCATAGTCAGGCAGTCTTTCTCCAGTGGCTAACTGTCTTTCTTGCAAGGGAGTGCTGGTTTTAACACCGTCAGGGTATCTGTTCTCGTCATACATCTGTAACGCTAGGGACGTTAGCAAGGGGTTGTCTCTCATTAATCCCATCAAGCCTGTTCCGCCACCGCCGGCAGGTCCACCGCCAAAAATGTTTCGACCCAGTGATGCAATCCCACCGCCGCCGCCGCCACCCGCCATTCCGCTAAGAGGCACAGCTTTACCCGCCGCACCCCCTGCTTGAGCCAAGGCCGCGGGACTTGCAGTGCTCATCATGCCGGCACCCTTTAGGGCGCCAAGGCCCGAGTTGATTGCCGTGCCGCCAAAGAACCCTTTTAAACCACTGCCCAAGATGTCTTTAAAGTCTCCACCCTGCGCGGCTTCGGTAGCGCCTACAGCTAGAGCTGCGCCCATTGGTCCGCCAACTGCAAGGCCGGCTAACCCAGCTAATGATTTTATAAGACCCATGGCTTAAATCCTTTTGACATCATACTAACAGAACGTAGTTTTCTTTTCCACGCCTTTATGCAGTTACAGTTACAGACCCAACGGCACCCGTTGCAAGCACACCTAACAAGTTTGGTTGGTTTGCGATAGTTATCTTTACAAAGCCATTGTGTTGAAACAAAGACCCTGTTTCCAAACCCTGATCACTATTAGGTAATGCTGTAAGCACCAGGGCAGTATTTCTACCTTCACCGGGGTTTTGACTCTGGTCTAGAAAAACAGAAAATGCCCGTAGTACTTCGTTAAAGTACCCTTGGCTGTATTCGGAAGGAGGTATTGGAAAAAACGGGCGAACTAAGTTTCTAGACATTAGCGCCTACCATCAGGTCTAATCTCAACTCGAGGTGTACCTAATCTCCAACCCATTTTCGTTTCAGTGCTTTCAATCTTTAAATTAAAAGACCGCCCACGTAACCGCGTCCTTACTTCCGTTGTGAACTGTTCAACAGGAACAGAAGAAGTTTTACCTACGCTGCTTGCGTCTGTGTTCAGATATTGACCCCCTGGAAAGTTTCTAACACCTAAAGTAAATGTGACCGCGGGGGTGGTGGTCGTAGAGTTTCTAAACGTTATGTCCGGAATAATTCGAGATAGGAATGCAAACTGATCTCCATCCCCTAAACTCATCTGGCTACTTTCAATACGAGAGTTTATTGCGGATGCTGGCACAGTGCTTCCATCATCAAAACCAACTTCGTGGCTGTAAAGATAGTGGTCGCTGCTTGCCGCTAACGGTGTTTTATCAACACCTCGGTCAATCCAAAAGGTGCGATTAAGAACACCATAGTACCAGATTTGTTGCGCGTAATTAAAAACAACATATCTATCGTTTTCTTCGCTGCTTGCAGAAGGGTAAAACCACCAAACCTCCGAAAAAGAAGAGTTAGTGGCCGCAGAAACTTTTTCAATTTGGTCTTCATTAAAGTCTGAAAAGACGTAATCTCTAACGGTGCAAGGAATCCTCTCCACCGCTCCTGAGTATACATAAAATTCATTTCTTCCCATCCAAAACACGCTGTCGTTAACAGCCACAGCACACATGGGACTAGCCGTGGTAATGTTTTCAGAAACAGTATTAATTCCAAACACAAACGGTGGTCCTAAAAACTGCATGGCATGAAGGGATACATCTGTAAAAACCAAGATCTGTTGGCGCGTTTCAACAGCCAATATAATCTTAGAACCTGAACCCAAACGTAAGTCTCCAGCAGTGTTTGTTGTTTCAGCCGCCCAATCAGTCAAACTTTCTTGGCTACTAAACCGAATAAGCAACGGGTCTTGTGTTCCAATGTTTGTTTCTGGGTCACAGCCAAAAGCAATAATGTGACGATCTTTATCGGAGACTAGGATTTGGTTAGCAATGGTGGGGGTTTTGTTTGCGTTTGCTAGACCAGAAAGTAAAACAGCGCGGTTGTTTAATCCTGAAGATTTATCCCAATAATATATTCCTCCATCCCGCACATTTAGTAACAAGTCTTCGCCAAAATTATCATGGCTCCAAATACGCATCGTATCACCAGAAACCGTTAAGTCTGAAGCAGAGCCCCACGTACCACGACCCCATACTCCTGCGCCCCACCCTGAACCTAATACAGAGGTGTCTAGACCAACGTTAATTTGATACGCTCCAACAGCAGAAGCACCGCCGTTGCTACTGTCGCTGGTGTTAGCAAAAACAAACGTGGGGTTTAAACCCGAAGTCGTAGTAATTTCTTGTATTGTAGCAACAGATCGAGCCTCAATCTGAAAAATATTAGCGTTAATGATCCGTGTAACTTGGTACTCTTGGTTAAGCACCGCTGCGGTAATTACCCCACCAAGGGATGCCGCCCCTGAAAATGTAACGAAGTCATTCACCACTGCGCCGCTTCCGTCTGGATCAGTCACAGTTAGTGTTGCACAAGTAACAGAAGCACTGTTTGAATGAGATGCTGCTGTGGTTCCATTAACCCCGCGCACACAACCAGTTAATGTTGAACTTGTAATCCCCGCATAGTTTATTTGTTCTGTGCCAATCTTAATAAGACCACCGCCTGTTGGAAAACCCGTCACGCTGTTTAAAATAATAGATGACGTTGAAGCGTTTATTGCCCCGTTTAATGTATCTGCCCCCGCGGCAAACGTAACAGCAGAAGAAGCAATTCGTATTGGAGTTATATCGTGGTAAGACCCGCCCTCATTAATATAATATTTAAATGAAGTACCGACACCAATTAGCTTATCGCCTGACAAAGTCACCCAAGGATGCAATGCACGGCAAGTTCCTAGAAAGTTATATACAGACTGACGTACCCAACCGCCTATTTTTTCAGGGAAGCCCATACGAAAACGAACCTTGTCGCTATCAAACCAACCACCCTCATTGCTATACGAAGTGGTTTCTCGGTTTATTCCGGGCTTAAACTGTAGCTTTGTTAACGGCATATATCACCTCTGAAAAACTACGCCGAGACGCGCTCATTTATATCTGCCATTAACTAGGTTCCGTGGGCCATGTAACTGAATTTGGAAATCCTGCTTGCGTTGGTACATCCCGCAGTGCTTGTCTGTAGGTGCGCCACTCGTCTGACATTGTTACATCACTGTTAGCCATCCAATCGCAAGCCGCTAGTTTGGCGTCACGTTTTTCTCTTGTATATACAGCAATTGCGTAGTCAGGGTCGTACGGTGGAAACTCAGCGTCCCAAGCGGCTTCTTCTTCCGCTGTAAACTGTACGTCTACACCATCAATATTGTGAAATCTTGGCATAGTAATCTCCTCTACTTATTAAATCCGTACACATGGATTGTTCCAGAGGAAAAGTTTCCTCCTGACGATGGCCCTGACGCTAGATAAAACTGGATACCATTGACTACAGTAGTGGCGGTGAAAAGACTATTTCTATTAGTAGAGGTCATACCAGTGTAATCGTCGCCGCCTTTGCAAACTAAAGAGGTCAGCAACGTGTAGTTATTTGTATTACCAGCACCGATTAACGTGATGTCGCCACTTCTTAAATTTTGCGCGGCGGTTGCGCCACCGCCGGGTGAAAGCTCCATATATGCTCTAGTAGCGCCATCTGTGTAATAAGTGCTTGATGTAAGGTAGCTGGACCCGCCGTCTGTACTAACGCGCGCGCGGAGGGTTACGTTTGCTGATACTGGTTTCAAATCAACTTTAAACACATAAGAACTGTATGCGCTTGCATCAAAACCTGTGAAGCTTAGTGTCGTACTATTGCTTGCCGTTAAAGTTGCAAGTAACTCCGTACCGCCACCTCCCGCTTCAGCCCAAGTTAGCCCACCTGTGTTGCCTGATTGCGCTGACAAGAAATATCCGTTAGTTGGGCTGTTGCTGACCTTGAGATTGGCCTCATCAACTACATTATTAGCGATGGTCAATGCGCCAGAGCCAGTGACCTCTCCTGTGTGTGTCGCATTAGTAGTTTTAGCAGTGTTGGCTGTAATCGCATTTGCTTGGCTGGTTGTTATTCCAGTTTTAGCAGTGTTGGCTGTAATCGCATTTGCTTGGCTGGTTGTTATTCCAGTTTTGGCAGTGTTAGCTGTAACGGCGTTGTTTAACGTCTGCAAGTCTACGCCGTCAACGGTGCCTGAGACTACTATGTCGCCTGAGACTGTAAGGTCATCTCCTACCGTAATATCACCAGACACATTCAGATTAGTAACGCCCAACGTGCCAATCTCAGCCATAGCTGCGCCAGAACCTGCACCATCTGAATAAACAACCTTAGTTTGACCCGTTGGAATTGTTACGTTGGCCCCAGAGCCTTGCGAGATAATAATGCTTTGAGAGCCGCTTGTGCCGTTCTCAATGTACCATGTTTTGCTAATAGAGTTGGGCGCGATTGTAATAGTGCAGGTACTGTCTAGCGTTCCTGTATACTTCAAATACAGAGAGCGGCCCGGATCGGTAGCTCCATCTGCAATCGTAGTGGTGTGCGTATCTGCGTTGGTAGTAATGGCTTCGGTGCCAAAACTAAGAGCCTCTGCAATTAGCTCAAGGTTTGTGTTGGTTGTAGCGCCCCATGTACCAGATTGTTCGCCATCGCCAATCTCTTCTAGCCGAAGATCATTTCCATATGTACTAGCCATGTGAGTTTCCTAAGCAGATAAGTTGTTTTCTTTGTACCGCGTCAACTGTTAAGACGCAATCTTTTTCCAGTTTGGAGTAGAGCTAGGAGATACAGGCGTCCAGTTTGGAGTAGAGCTAGGAGATACAGGCGTCCATTCAGGGCTTTGTATTGGAACTATTTTGCTCCAAACAAATGTATTACCTACCGCCCCTACAGCAGATACGCCTGTTACATTTTGAGTAACGCCTGAACCTGTAGTAACAGAACCCACTGAACCTGTAGAAGAAACACCCGTTACATCATAACCAAAGGCATAAGTTGTTGAGCCAACGCCGCCTGTTCCTGCTACACCAGCAACACTAATATTTGATCCCGTTGTAACAGTTGTTGAGCCAACGCCACCCGTACCAGATATTCCTGTTACAGATATATTTGCGGAGCTTGTCTGCGTTATACTGCCTACCGCGCCAGTACCAGATATTCCTGTTACAGTATGATTAGCTTTACCGCTTACCGACGCAGAACCAGAAACACCTGTACCCGATACACCATTTACAGTCTGATTTACGCCGCTGGTATTACTCGTTGTACCTATTGCCCCAGTACCAACAACCCCTGTCGCTGATTGGTTTACAGAACTCGTTTGAGTTATACTGCCTACTGCGCCTGTACCTGTGACCCCTGTTGCGGGTATGTTAGCCGTTAGGTCTATTGTAACGCTACCTGTCGAGCCTGTACCTGCTACACCACTTGTTATACTGGCGTTAATTCCAACCCTAGATGTAGCGGCACCTACTGAACCTGTTCCAGAAACCCCCGTTACAGGAATAGCTGAGTTTGATGATACAGAAGTTGCACCGACTGATCCAATAGAATTAAGGCCAAGTACCGTAAGATTGCCATCAGACTCAGTTACAACAGTGTTAAGCGCAGATGTGCCACTAACTCCCGTAGCTGATATATTAGCCGCGCCTGTAGTGGTCACTGACCCTACTGAACCTGTGCCTGCCAAACCCGTAGCTGCTATGTTAGCTGCGCCCGTAGTGGTCACTGACCCTACTGACCCTGTACCCGCTACACCCGTGACAGGTTGAGTAACCCCGCTGGTAGTGCTTACGCTACCAACAGCCCCTGTACCCGCTACGCCTGTAACGGATACGCCTACTTGTAAGCTATTCCAAGAACCAGAACCCCAACCGCCACGGCCCCAGCCAGAAAAAGGTAGTGGCATGGGTTATCCCCTCAATTAGGCGATACGGATAATAGCGTTACTTGCGTCTGCGGTTGGCATCACTACGGTAAAGTCACCAGAACTTGCGGCTTTATCTCCACCAAAATCAAGAACACATACCGTTGGATCACCCGAAGCTGCCTCGTTGAAAATTAACGCGCCCCTAACAGCAGAAAGAGTCACGTTGCTAAACACAACATCGTTCATGTCTACAAGAGCCGTTGTGGTAGAAGCGACAGGAGTAACTGTAGTTATAGCGTTACCTTTAGCCGTGTAGTTTGTGCCGCTAACCTCATTGCTAGAAGTGTAAGCTGTAGTAGCCGCTGTGAAACTTGCGCTGTTTGTGTACATTGCCAGCTTAAATACGTTAGATGCAGCGGTAAAATT